CGTAGCTATATGAAATACGACCCAAGAATTCGTATCTCTTTTTCTTATATATAGTTCTTCATTTTGGGCCATGGTTCCTGTAGCTGTTAGGGTAACACCCGCAGCACCTTGAAGTGTTACGTTAGCAGATCCTAATCTATAACACCAAATAACTGTGCCCGTAGGAAATGCGACCGTTGAGTTTGTAGGCACGGTTAATGTTGCTGTTGAAGAATTATTCATATTGATCACACCGCCGGCATCAGTTAATTGCATAGTATAACTGGCAGTTTGTATATTTTCTGGTCGAAGGCTGTTTGCTTTGCCGTCGACCTGTAATGCACTGATCGTTAATAGTCCTGTACTGGGCTGGAAAGTTAATTTTGTGCTAGAAGTTCGTACTGCTGTTAAGTTACCTGTAGTAGCTGTTCCTAAAATTACATAATTTGTTCCTGAATCGCTGGTATTATCTGTAATGGTTGCTCCGGTAGTCGAGAATGACAAAACTCCCGCACCGTTAGTTACCAATGATTGACCGTTAGACCCGTCTGTAGCGGGCAAAGTCCATATCAAATTTGCTGCGACTGTTGCTGGAGCTTGAAATCCTACATAATTGCTGTTATCAGAATCACCAAATCTTAGATCTGATTGACTAGATAGCTGAGCATCGGCAGAAATAATAAATCTACCGGTTCCTACTGGATCTACAGTGATGTCTAAATTTTCAGCAGTAGAGATCACAGCAGTAGGCTGTATCTGCAATGCTCCTATGCTTGGTTCTCCTACAGCGCCGGCTGAGAGTTTTCTTGCCATTTTTTAATTCTCCTTTATGCTGTAGATGTTTCGATACCGTAACATACTGCCGACACTCCAGTGCCGCTAGACCTAACGACGATATATTTTCCGTTAGTGACATCTAAAACAATACCGGTTCTTTCTAATACACCTTTAGCAGACAGACTGGTTTCATATTCTATGTATTCTGCATCAGTCGGGGTAGTATTTGTACTTACTGCTATTCTAACAGTAACAGAACCACTACTTCTATTACAGAGGCTGACTGTGGCCACAGTAAAAGTATTGGCCGGTACAGTGTATAATGTTGTATTTGCCGCTGCGGATAAATCTGCTGCGCCTAATCTTCCTGTTGCCATAATTTATTCTCCATTATTATTTAGTTTAAAAAGTAATTCCAGGCCATTGGATATCCCGTGACTCCGCCTCTAAATTCAAACACTGCTTTCATTTTTATACTTGCACCCGTTATGTTTGTAATTTGATTAGAATCTATTTTGATTGATCCTGCTGTAACGCTATTTACGTTCAATGCAGCACCTCCTCCGCCGATCTGTGCTGCTATGTAAGCTTTGATAGCACGTTGCGTCGGAACCACAGTATCGGAATCAGCTGTAAAGAACGGATCTGTACTGAATTCAGTAATTGTTGCTGATCCGCCTCCTAGGGTGACTTCGCCTAGATTAAGTTCTTGCAGTCCGGAAATGTTAAATGCATCTGCATTTAATGTCGCAACACCTGTACTTTGTTCAATGCTGAATAAACCTCCTACTCGGAAATTACCGTCTTGATCTGTGCTGGTGTAGAAAACTCTTCCTCCGTCATTTTCAACTGTTTCGTTGGCAGGTATTGTTATCTGGGTAGCAGTACCTGGATAATTAGTTTCAACAACGTTTCCTGTTCCGATGTCTAAGAAATCATGACCAGTTAAGCGAACCTGACTGTATCTTATCCTGGTTGTTACGTCTTCTAAATGTTCAGGTGCTTCACTGATAGTGAACGAGGGACTGACCTGGAAGAAGCAGGTATACGCTCCGTCGTAGCTACCTAAAAATGTAAACACATTTACTAATTTAAATGTTCTATCCGGTAAGTGATCGAACACCACATTTGATCCAGGTACTGGTTGTTCTGTTAGTCTTCTAACTGCTACAAAACTTCCGCTTTGATAGATGTCTGCATATCCGTCGCCAGTATCAATTTCTGCTGATCCAGTTGAAAATCCTGTACCTCTGCTGTTAAAGGTAGGCTGCGATAATACACCTTTGCCTTTTCTTACTGATGTCGGTGCTTCGTATATATTATTTGGATCTGTTATGGTTAGAGTTGGAGCAGTGTCGTATCCCGAACCCGGTTCGATCATTCTGATAGAAAATATTTTTTCATCCGCTACATATGCTCTAGCTCTTGCTCTAGCACCACCTCTGACTCTAACCACATGATTACCGCTATCTTTCATGATCACGGTCCAATAACCTGTTCTATGAGGACTACCAAAAGCCACAGCTGAATAGCCACTCAGTGCGTTGTTTAGACCGCCGTTGGCTAGTCCTCTTACAGTCCAAGTTAATCCATTTTCAGAAGTAGCTACATAGCTGTAATCCTGAACGCTAGAGATATAAGCCGTAGCCATGAAAAGACCTTGTCCGTATCTTACTTTTTGGTATCCTGCTACTGTAGATCCGTCAGCAGATCCTAAAGTCATTGCTGTCCAAGTAGTACCATTGATACTATATGCGCCCGAATTACTGTTGGTAGCTACGGCTACAAATATATTATTACCAAAAGTCACAGAATTCCAGGCACTTGAAGCCGGTAAAGTCCTTGATTGCCAAGTCACGCCATCTGGACTCGACGCTGCTGCTGTGCTTCCTGTTCTTACAGTTACAAACAATCCTTTACCGTAGGTTATTTCTGTAGCCGCTCCTGTGTTTGTGCCTGTGATATCCCAAGCGATACCGTCTAGAGAAATAGCAACAGAATTATTTGTGCTATTTACTGCAACAAATCTTCCGTTTCCGTAGACCACAGAACACCAAGTTGTGTTAGAAGGCATACTAGTAGCAGTCCAAGTTATACCATCGTCTGAATATGCCGCTTGATCCGATCCAGATCTAATAGCCACGAATCGAGATTGTTCTAATACACTAGAACCGTCATCTATAGATCCGTGTGCTAATGCTACCCAGTTACCCGAAGACGGTAGTGTCATCGCTGTCCAAGTCGATCCGTTATCTGAATAAGCTCCGGCAGTGACTCCGCCTGTTCTTAATGCTACAAATCTTCCTCCGCAACCATAACCATCTGTATCAAATGCCAAAATCGCACCAGTAGTTGAAACTGCGGTAATAGTAATTACAAGATCATTAGTGCTTGACAATCCTCCTAAACTAGTTCCGGCGATCGTTATAGTTTCTAAACGTTCGTAACCTGCGCCCGCAGTTTGGATATAGGTAGTGTATTTCCAACCGTTTCTCACTACTGTAAAATTAGCACCTGCACCGCTTCCTGTATATGTTCCGTACAATGAAGTATAGGATGCTGTAGTTGATCCAAAAATTACATCGGACCATGTTCCTGGAGTGCTCATCGTGTTTGATACATCTGTGAAATTAGGAGCTGTAAAAGTCAGAGCTGGTTCGATAATATAAGTTGTCGATGCATCGGGAGTAGCTATAACTGTTCCCGAAACCATGTGATCCCATCCGCTAGCTCCTGTAGTTTCTTTTACCACTGTGGCAATTTTAGTTCCGCTATTATACGAACTTATTATTCCATATTGCCCTACTCCTGTTCCGCCAGTTAGATAAATCTTCATCCCTACGTAAGCTGAACTTGTTTCTGAATCAGTAGCTGCTAGAGTCAGTGACGATGATGTTCCTGTTTGCGCGGTGTTTGAATTTGTAATATATCCAAATCCGCCAAAATTTCCTGAAGCTTCTGGGGCGTTTGTACTATCATCTACTAGATCTAATAATCGTACTTCAAAAACTCCGTCATCTCTGAATTCGTCTTGTAATACGTTAGCTCCAGCACCTCCACCTGTGATAGTCCAAGTTGCTTCTGTATAATCTATACCTGCATTATCAAACTCGAATTGATATACGGCTTCGCTGTCTGTGAAAACAGAACCTACTACTGCATCAAATTGGAATCGATTATCTACTGTTGCAGTATTAGGTGTTTCAGTTATATCGTATCCTTCTGCAACTGCTCCAAAATCTCCGTAGGAACAGTTACCATTAGTTCCTCTTATTCTTCCGCCGCCTGTAGAAAGATATCCAATATGAGCATAATAGGTAAACACCGAAACTAATTCAGCTCTACCGTTATTAGCTACCCAAGCACCAATTCCATCGCTGATTACCTGGGTAAAGTCGTTGCTAACGATAGAATCATTGCCACCATTATGTATAGCACCGTCGATCTTTTGTCCTATGGCTGCTGTTCCAAAAGTTGACACCCCTTGAACATACGGAGATCTAGTGTTTATCCAAGTTCTAAAATCGTCAGGACCCCATCCAGGATCTAAGCTTACATAAGCACCTGCACTGACTCTAGATGTTCCAAATTCGTTAGGGGCAAGCAGATCGCCTGTTAATCCCTCTAAGGTCATATCTCTAACTCCAGTATTATCTCGTAGATAGAACATATCTTCTTCTAAGCTACCTATAACTGAATTAGAATACAATCTAGCTGCCATTCTAGACTTATAATTTCCTGGATATTTTAAATCAAATTTTAAAGCATCTAGATATCTGTGAACGTCTCTTTCGCACAGAGCTGAATCATAATATAAAGAAACAGTAAATGATCCCGACGCACTTGAAAGAGTTAATGCTGTATTACTATTTCGTGTAGACGAAATTTTAAAAGTAGTAGAACTAACTACATTTTGTACATAATAGGTAGTTCCAGCCGTAATTCCTCCTATAGATGTGCCGCTAAATCTTATAGCTGTATTTCTCTTCATCCAACTAGTACTGTTTACAGTAATTAAATTAGTTGTTGCTGCTGTGGCGCTTACACTAGAGGTGTAAGTAGAAGATACATAAGCTGTTAATTCATTAACGATATAAGATCTATTTCTTTCTAACTGTAGACAGGCATAATCTGCCGATCTTAAACCTGTTGCGCAAGAAGATCCTTCGTCGGTTGCTCCAAAAATAATATCATCAAGCAAGGTCATTAGGGTCTCTATGCGACTCTGAGCGGTTGCATTTCCGCCAACATTAGATTTAGCTTGATCTTTTACATAACTAAATGCGGCTCTTGTTGCTTCTTTTTGGTCATTATCAAATACGTCACTCGCACTAGATCTTAAGTATGCATAAGCAGCGTTAGTTGTTTGATAGTTACTATTAAACATAAAATCGTAACCAACTGCATCTAGAATAATTCTAGCATCTCGCTGACACTTAGCACTATTATAACTTAATGATCCGTAGTTCGCAGTAATAAACGAAGTCATATTTGTGACAATAGTACTAACTGCTGCACTTAATGTTGTATAGGCAGTAATTAATGCTGTTGTCGATGACACTCCGTTAGTCGATTCTGGTCTATCTTCAGTATCGAATATTAAATTCAGGCCGGTGCCGTTACTGACTGTGATCGCTGAACCGGCATAGCTCGTAGATAATCTAAATGCTGTTGATGTTAGTCCAGCTGAAATTACATAATATCTAACATCGACAGTGACTCCGTTTGATGTTGTTCTTGATATCACAAGATCGCCGGCGATTAATCCGTGAGATGGACTAGTATTAAAAGTATTGGTTCCTGTTATAGACGAAACTGTTACAGATGGGCGGCCAGTTGTCGATCCGGCAGTTAAAATTCCAACAATAATGTCGATATTAGCCCCAACAAAGCTGTTGGCGGCAGATCCCCCTGTAAGATTAGTAGAATCGGTCCACTGAGTGTCAGTATTTCCGGTTGAAACGGTTACACTAGTGTTAGCAATAATCTGCTGCATTACAGTTTTTAAACGACCGTAAGCAGCAATAGTAGCTGCAAGCTCTGTCGAATCGATCATTAGTGTTGAACCAGCACCATCAAAATAAGCCAGCCCAGCATTTAATGATTGCGTAGATCCACCATAGGTAAGATCATAGATCATCGCATCAATTATAAATCCAACATCTCTTTTACATACAGTTCTGCTGTACTTAATAGATGGATAATTTACATTGATATAAGAAATTATTTCTGATTGAATAAATTGTTTGTTTTCGTTTAGTAATGTTCTTGCATCACCGTAACCGATTAGATAAGAAGAATTGTATCCGGTTGGATCAGCACTAGATGCTAGATGACGAGTTCCTAGATTGAAATCTATTCTGTGTTGCATCATTCTTACCAAACGCTTGATATCAGTTTCTTCGACTGAGCTAGCATATGGGAAATTAATATCTTGTACGCCGATATTTCCGGAAGACTCTGTGACATTGGATCCTAAAATAACTTGTCCTACCACAGTTTCTAATCTTCCTAATGTATCAATGCTGTATTTTGCATCTGATCTGTGAACGATGCTGCCCGCTGGACCCGCATTTGTTGAGCGTAGTTCGTCGCCTAACAATGCTGTTTGTTCGGGAACTATTATCGGTAAGGTTTCACGGTATGTGCCTGTAGCTATTCTTATTAGATTATTAGGACTATCCCTTTCTGGTATGTTGGTAGCTACTCCCGCAGTAATTGCATCAGTTACAATTTCTACAAGATCGTTAATTGTTGGCATAACATCTTCTGATGTGTAGTCTAGGTCTATGTACTGACTTACAATCGCTGTCGAGTTATCACCGTTCAATACTTGATAATTTACCGCAGGAGCTTGATTGCTTAAAACAGAATCGACTACGGTTAAGAAATATGTGTATGCTGCAATTGATTCGTCGGCTTCAGCTGCCAGCCCCGATCCTCCATAGGGCATATTTTCAGATTCAGTTAGACCTCCGACAAAAGCATTCGCAGCTCCTCTAATCTTAACATTACCGCCATGCCCTAGGTCAAATATCAAAGCGTCAATTATAAATCCAACATCTCGTTCGCATTTATATTCGTCGTAATCAAAGGAAGAAGTAAACGGTGCGATATTGTTTGTTATCTGATATTGTATCCATTCAGTAACTTCTTTCTGTATAAACGGACGATTCATCTCTAAAAGATGTTTTGCATTTGGATTCCTTGGGCCGTTTTCTACCTGCTCGCAGGCGTAACGAATAGTTTTCCAAGGCTTATCAAAACTTCTACCCCAAACAGGCGAAGGTAAATCTGTTCCGTGAGGTGCGACAAAATATTCAAAATCAGTCGCGCCTAAAGTTACCCATTCTGGAATTTCCTCTCCGGCTCTTAAAATCTGACCTTCGAGGCCTATCGGCAATCTTGTTGGTCCGTTGTTTCCGTAATAGACTAGATCTCCCTTGGTAGTTAATACTGCTGTATCAGATCCGATCGCAAAAACATTCCAATATGTACCGGTAATATCCTGATCCGGTCTGCTATTCGCGGCGCCGCCGCCCGCAGGCCTAATAGTTGAGCCGTCATCCTCTTCTGATCTATGAGCTAATACGCATATATATGAATTGCTATTATATCTTACAACATCTCCGAGAACATATTCTGTATCATCTGTCCAAGATCCTTTCCAATCAAATCCTCCGCTTAATTTCGTCCAGTAAGAACTGTTCGGTGGTTTGGCCGAGACAGTAACTGTCATCGATCCTGATGCGGTAGAAGGGACGAAAGCAGTACCTCCGGGCTGTGTGCTAATTGTAAATTCAGCTCCTCCAGGAATAGTCTTAATGTAGTATTGGGTATCTGAACTAATATTGCCAAAAGTAGTTCCGCTGAATTTAACTGACATTCCTACAACCATACCGGCTGTTGAAGTTACTGTAAATTGTCCGGTTCCTGACGCTGAAGCTGTAGCAGTAGTTGACACAGAAGGTGAATCAGCTGTAGCTAGATATGTATAACCACCTAATCTTACAACTTCTCCTACTTTGTAAGAGGTAGTATTGATCCAATCTGAAACAAAACTAAATCCTTTGCTGAACAAACTCCAGTTGCTGGTGCTTGTAGACGGTGTAGCATTAGAATGATTTAATAAAGCTACATATTGATTGCCACCGTATCTTACGATATCCCCAGGTTGATATAACGTCGAACTATTCCAATCATCTTCAAAGGTAAAACCTCCTACTAATTGTGTCCAATTAGCCGAATCTGTAGAGAATAGAGCCGATGCAGAATGATATACTGTACAAATCCATAGTCCGCCACCGTATTTTACAACGTCGTTGACCTTATATCTTGTAGAAGTAGTCCAGTTTCCTTTGTAATCTATACCTGCATTGAATACATCCCATTTACTTTGATCTGCTTCTAATCCTAATGATACTGTTGCTGCAGAAGTATGACCTTGATTACAAACATATGTTATGCCACCATAGCTAACTAGATCATTAACTTTGTATCTAATCAATGCATTCCAATTACCTTTCCAGTCAAATCCTTCTAAGAATAATGTCCATTTATTTTGATCATTTTCTAAACCTAGTGCATTGGTAGCCGCAGAAGTATGACTATCATTACAAACGTACAAATACCCGCCATATTTTACGATATCATTTAATTTGTAAAATGTAGCAGCAGTCCAATCGCCTTTCCATTCTTGGCCATCGGACATCTGATTCCATTTTGTCGGGCTATATTCTAGATCTGTATTAAAATCAGCAGCTGATGTATGCCCAACTGCACATATATAAGTCTTTCCGCCGTATCGAACAACGTCATCGATGTAATAAGTAGTGGCAGTAGTCCACGAACCTTTCCATACAAATCTAATTCTACCTAATTTAAATTCTGCCATTTTGCACTCCGTATCATATATTTATTTTATTGCTGATTGAAAGACTTATAGAACATTGCCTGTGCTATAATACTACCAGAAACTCCAGTAGTTTCTACTGTAGATTCAAAATCTGCCCTCACAGGAACAATAATTTTTTGGGACAGCGTATGATTAATAAAATCAGGACCTACTCTTACAAATCCAGCGATAAAGCTAGAAGTTGATATTTCCGATCCGCCAACTGTTAATCTATTGTTAAGATATGCGACAATTGCTTTTTGTGTAGGCACGATATTATTAGAATCGGCTGTAAACAAAGCATCGGTTGAAAACTCTCTAATAACTACCCCAGATCCGCCTAATCTAACTCCGCCGATTCTAAGTTCAGTTAAACCGGACAAATCGAAGAAATCTGCGGAAATAGTAACGATTCCTGTAGCTTGCTCAACTGCAAATAATTCGCCCGCTCTAAAATTACCGCTTTGATCAGTTGATGTATAAAAAACTCTTCCTCCAGATTCTTCATATACTTCGTTTTCTGGTGTTGGTTGATATACACCTGTAGCATATAATTCGGGATAATTTGTTTCTTCAAAATTTCCTGTCCCGACATCTAAGAAATCATGACCTGTGATGCGGACCTGGCTATATCTAATTCTGATAGTCCCCCCAGTTCCGTGTGCAAGATAATCTCGAAGTTTGATGTTAGGAGTTATTCTTAATATCGCACTCAATCCGCCGTTTATAGCACCTAATTCATCAACGTCTACTAATTGATAAATTTCGGTATTTCCTGTAAACTGTATCTGGGCTCCTGGCTTAGGATAAAAACTCAAACCGTCGACGGCAACAAATTTACCCACAGGATAAATGTCTGCATAACCATCTCCTGATATAGTCACTGTTGTGCTAGATGTTTTATAGCCCGTACCTCTGTTGATCCATTCGGGATTAGTTAATACACCGTCACCCAATCTTACTTCTAATACAGCATCGCTAGTCTTACTTGGGTCAACGATTGTGTAAGATGGCGGTTCTCTATATCCGGATCCTGTATCCCAAAACTTAACTTTTGAAATCAGACCGGATTGTACTTCTACTCTAGCTAACGCTCGTTTTCCTGTTCTAATTCTTTGGAAATTAGAATTATTGTCCGGAACAGCTACCCATAGCGGCGTACTAGCTCCGGTTGTAGAATCATCTAACTGGATGTAGGGATTTCCTAATGCTATTGAAGTGTATACTGCGGACGTAGCTAAATTTCTACCTGTCCAATTTATTCCGTCGGGGCTAGTAGCAGCATAGGTTGTTAAGTCTGCGGTAGGGTCGCCTCCTACTACTCTGTTTCCTGTGCTGCCTACAGCAAAAAAGATTCCTTGTCCGTATCGAATTCTAGTCCAGCTGTGCGGAGTTGAACCGTCTTGCTTAGGCATTGTTGACACATACCAAGTAATTCCGTCGAAGCTATAAGCACAGTCTCCTTGTGACGATACGGTTACCCAACGATTATTACCGTATGCTACAGATACCCAATCTCTAGAACTACTGTCTGCAATCACATCCATTACTGTTCCAGACCAATTTATTCCGTCGTCGCTGTAGGCTGCGATGTTATTTGAGTTAGCTATAGCTACCCATCGTCCTTTACCGTAGGCTAAATCTATCCATTGATTGTCAGTAGAATCGCCTATAACAGGCATACTAGATGATAGCCAAGTTTGACCGTTTAAAGAATAAGCAGCTGAATTTTGATCCTCTGCTACAGCTACAAATTTCCCACCACCGTAGGCAACAGCAGTCCAATTTCTAGATGCGGGCATGATCCTGGCTGTCCAGTCGATTCCGTTAAATGAGCTTGCACATTGATTACTTCCATATCTTATGGCAACAAATCTATTGTTGCCGGCAGCAACTCCTACCCAATCACCCGAACTAGGCATATTAAACGGGACCCAATCTGTAGCATTAGCTGAGTAAAGTGCTGCACTGCCTCCTAATGACACTGCTACAAACTTTCCGCTGTGCCCTGTTCCTTCGTAGGTAAATCCTAATATAGAGTTAGTGCTGTCTTCTGATGTGGCTGTTACTGTGATAATTACATCATTTATGCCTACTTGACCCCCTACGGTATTTCCTTCGATAGTAAGAATATCGCCTACACTATAACCGGCACCTCCTGAACTTAATGTAACCGTATAAGTTCTTCCTACTTGTGATACATTGAAAGTAGCTATAGCCGCTGAAACTCCTATCACCGATCCTGTACCGCTATCTCCAGAAACGTTATTAAATGACTGAGTCAATTCACCGTAACATATATCACTCCAAAAAGTATTAATAGAGGTATCTACAGCAGTTACAGAAAAATCAGGTTCACTAAATATTATTCTTGGTTCGATCCTATATCGAGTAGTTGTATCTAAGGGATTAGCGATCGACTTTCCGGATATCATGTGTTCCCAACCCGGAGTATCGTCTGATTCTTTAGAAACTGAAACTACTTTGGTAGTTGTATTATATGCAGTAATGTAAGCATATTGTCCAGTACCTGTACCACTAACTATTATAATCCTTTTTCCTATATAATCAGTTTCTAAATTTATATCTGATGCAGAAATAGTAATTGATGTTAAGTCGCCGTCCGGTGTAGTATGTACCTGTGCATTTCCTTGTATAACACTGTATCCACCACCTCCGATAATTTGAGATGCTGGTGTTGTTGATGTATCTATCGGTCGGGCTTCGAATATTGCTTGATCTCTAAAATCTTCAAAGCTAACAGAAGCTCCTGTTCCTGCAGACGTGAACGTAGCAGACGCTTGAGTATATCTTTCGCCAGCATTGTAAAATTCTAATACCTGTATTTCGTCAACAAATTCTCCAGCAAATGCATTTGACACAATAGCTTGGCTTGTTCTTGTATTAACTGTGATAGATTCTGGTGTTTCGGTGTCGTCATTACCGTCCGCTATCGCTCCGTAATTTCCGTAGGAACAGTTTCCATTTGTTCCTCTGATAATACCACCGTTTTCTGCCAAATATCCAATAGTACAATAATAAGTAAACACCGAAACCAATTCAGCTCTACCGTTATTTTGTACGAGAGCTCCGATACCGTCGCTGAGAACCTGTGTAAAATCATTAGAGACCATCGAACGATTGCCGCCGTTGTGCAAGGAACCGTCAATTTTTTGTCCTACACAGGCAGTTCCTATGTTGGTTACTCCTTGTATGTACGGAGAGCGAGTAATAATCCAGACATTTTGATCATTAGGACCCCATCCTGGATCTAAACCGACAAAAGTACCTCCAGTAGGTCTACGATAAAGGTCAAAGACTGTAGGAGGATTTAATATACCTGTTAATCCTTTTAAAGTGCAGTCGCGCAATCCAGTAGCATCTCTCATATAAAACATATCTTCTGAAGAGCTACCTTCTACTGCACTTACATATCCCCTAGCTTCTCTTAAGGTCTTATAAGTACCTGTGTATGTTATGTCGTAAATAAAACTGTCAATTATTATAGGAAGGACCTTCCTATAATATGTTTCTGGTAAAGAATACAGAGGATATGTAATCTGTAAAAATTTAACAATTTCGTTTACGCAAAAATCTTTATTGGCGGATAATACTAAAGCAGCATTTAAAAATTCTTGATCTGTGGTTAGATCGTTTGATCCGGTTAATGTGGGATCAGTACCTGTTCCTGCAAGATAATAATCTAAATATTGATTAAAAGCTACGATCAAAGATTGTATAGCCAAAGAAGGAGCCTGACCTGTTTCCTGACCAGTATCTAACCCTAGAGTCACTGGATTTAATGTATTGGTATTTGTTTTCGCAGGAGATAATGTAGTTTGTGAAATTAACGATTGTATGATATTAGATAATCGAGTCAACCCTGCTTTGAAATATATTCTATCATTAGATAATAAAGGATCTGCATCAGCTGCTTTAATTACTGTAGAACGCAATTCGGATCCAAGCACCACTGTTCTTTTTGGGACGACTATCGGTAATATTTCTTCGAAAACTCCTGTACCTACATTGACTGTGGTATAACCGGAGTATCCGTCATCTGCTTTAAGGCAGGCAAATCTCACAGTCCTCCACGGAGAAGAAACAACTGTTCCTCTTATCGGATCTGTATCATCATCTTCTCCATCTACACCAACGAAAAATACACGAGAAACACTGCCGAATACTCTATATTCTGCACTGTTATTGTTATCTATAGAAAGTACTTCTCCCTGATTACCTAGTCCTACGTTTGTTACGCCAAATGTGCTAGTATCTCCAGCTAGATTTCTTGAAAGATCGTAAGTTAATAAATCTCCTAATTGTCTAACACCTACATTTGGTCCTGCACTTTGTATCAATAGATCCCAATATATAAAACCAGATCCATTATCTCCTGGATAATTTTGATCAGAAGATGTATGTTCAAAATTACATTTATAAACATTACCAATGAATATTACTAGGTCGCCTGCAGCATATGTAGTTGCTTGATCCCAGGCTCCTCTAGCATTTTGACCTATGTCTAAAACTTCCCAGTTGCTGGTATCTAAATAATCTATAGAGCTGCCGTCAGCAGTTGTATCTAATAAAGCTACATATAGTATCCCGCCTCTTCTAACAACATCTCCAGTCTTGTAGGTAGTTGTCGGTGTCCAGATACCTCTGAAGTTATAATTTTCAGACAATTTTTGCCAATATGGATCATTGGTTTCTGCTTGGTAAGATGATAGATATGGATTTTGACCGTAGCTTGATCTAAGTGCTGTATAAGTGAATCCTCCATGACGAACTACGCTACCAATACCGTAATATACAGTACTGCTCCATTCTCCGTTAAATTCCGATCCTAACAGATCAACTTCCCATTTGGTCGAATCAAACTCTGATGAGGAAGTATATCCTTCTATACATTTTAACAATGAACCATCGTATAAAACTAAATCATTAGATTTATAACGAGTGTCTACGGTATAATCACCTTTAAACTCTATCCCAGAAAAATTTGTAGTCCAGTTAACACTGTCAAATTCTAAACCATTGCTTGTTGTAGACGAAGTATGTTCAGTAATACATCTATAAATTATGCCGCCGTATTTAACAACATCATTTACTGCGTATCTTGTTGATTGCTGCCATCCTTGTCTAAAATTATAACCGGCGGCATATATCGACACGTCGGAAAGGTTACTAGTAAATAATGCTCCCGAAGTAAAACTGTTTACTGTAAGATATAAATTTCCGCCTTGTTTGATAACATCTCCGGAATTATACAAAGTAGCTGTTGTCCAGGCTCCTCTATACACATAACCGTCGGTCATTTTTCTCCACGCCGGAGTATAATCAGTATCTCCCGCATTAGCTAAAAAGGTTTGATCAGCAACAAAAGTACTTGCTGTATGTTGTCTCATACACACCCAAGAAGAGCCACCGTATCTTATTATGTCATCTTTGTAGTATACTGTGGCGGTTGCCCAGGCGTTCCTCCAAGTATATCTAATCCTGCTGATTTTAAATTCTGCCATTTTTTACCCCGTTAACTCGAATGTCCTGTTGGATATGTATAATTTTGATTGATTCTTTGCACTAATTGACCGGCCGTGTTAACATAGTATAGTATCGGTCTATTGTCCCATCGATATTGAGTCCAAATTAAATTGTCGTATGCTAGATTATGATCGTCGTCAATCCCATCAAAAAAATCTATACCCGGCTCAAAATCTTCAAAATTTTCGGAAGGTATACCCGGTTGATTTAATTCTATACTGTCTTTATCTTTGAGTTGATCGCTTCTTATCAAAAATACTTCTCCGTCGTCGTTCCGTCTAATTAGATATAAGAATCTAGGACTGTCGCCTAACAATTCTTGAGGAGTAACACCTAAATAATAATTTGCAGACATATTATTTCCTATTATGATATTTCTACATAGCTTACAGTAGCATCTACACTATCTGATGTATCAGTGACAATTCTTACACCTGTATTTTCTGGTAGAATTAATTTTTCTCCTTGAGTAATTAGTTTTACCGATGTGTTAGGAGGTATTGTTAACCCTTTAACATAATGTGCTACAGTTGTATCAGATCCTACTACATAAACATCTGCTATGACAGTGTCGTAATCTGTGACATTTGATAAGTTACAACCGATCACAGTAGCTCGGACGCCGGCACCAATCGTAACTACATCGGTGGGCACTGTGCCGATTTGTGTAACTAGTGAATGTTTGAATATAGTTGGCATAAAATCATCCTAAAATTAATGCATATGCAGCAGCGGTATCTGCGGCACCTGCAGCACTAACAGCACCTGCAGATCCTGCAGGACTCGCCCATGAAGCACCATCCCATACTTCTAAAGCTAAAGATGATGTGTTGAATCTAGTCATTCCTAGTACAGCGTATGCTGTTGGTCGTTGAGCATTATCTCCTCTTGGAGGAACAAAGCCGTTAGTTCCTGCTATTTTAAAATAACCAGTCCCGCTTTGTACTATCTGTGTTACTGCACCGCTGACAGTGTTTGTAATTGTATTATCGACTATTCTAAAATTAGCTAGCTTGACACCCCCGGAACCGTTGCCATCTATAATTATATCTTGTCCTGTGGTTGTTGTAATCTCGTTATCTCGAAACATAAGATTACCAACATCTAATGTACCAACGGCTAGGTTATCAGTGACAACATTTCCAATATATGCACTTTTCCATCTGAAAGACGCACTGCCTAAATCGTATGTATTATCAGTTTCAGGAATTAAATCGCTTTGAATGCTTGCATTGATTGTAATAGTATCAGTTAGACTGTCACCTATTATTAAATTTCCATTTAATTGAATATTACCTACGGCAGAAATATCGCCGGTGACTGAAAGATTTCCTGTGATGCTAGTTGATGCTCGTACATCAACAGTACCTGTGCCGTTTGGTTGTAATTCTATAGAGGCATTAGAATTGAAAGTAGAAATAATATTGCCGGATATTTCTATTTCATCAACTTGTAATTTTGAATGATATATTGTTGCTTGGCCGCCGGAAGGACTAAAAGTTATAGTATTTAGATCACTCTGGATTGTGTTTCCGTAGATACTCAATGTTCCTACATCTACTTGATTGTCGACAACTAAGTTTGTGGTATGAGTAGTTCCGTTTATCTGTAGATCAGAATCTGGCGCAGCAGTGTTCACTCCGACCCTGAGATTGTTTACATCAAGATAAAGTAGGTCCGTCTCAAAAGCCAGATCTACTCCGTCACGAGTAAGATTCGACTTTAGGAGCGGTCCAGAAATTCGACCAATGGCCATTCGTTCTCCTCATACCCCGTGTTTCACGGTTAACCACCTTACATTGCGGGTTTACCACAGTTTGACCATACGAAGATTGGTCATCTTCGTAATCAGTAGTATTTAGCCAGATTGGAAATTAACCGAGTATGATGGTATAGATATGGCCTAGGTCTTCCATATCGGAGATCGAAACTCCTCCTCCGCCTGCGCCGATCGAAGGAGTCCAAACTGTGCCGTCGAAGCACTCTAGATAATTACGGTCTGTATTCCAGCGTGTTTCTGCCAATTCTGGACTCGCTCGTCTTTCAGCATCTGTTCCTGCCGGAACAATCATCGCATTATTACCGTTAAAATTTGTATATCCTATCCCAGTAGATGCTAAACTTATAGCTGTATTATTGAGATTAGTGATATCACCATTTTGCCACTTAGTTCTTTCTATGTAAACTATACCGGTATCAGGAAGTATTTCTATGTCTTCGTTAGATTGCAGGGCAGATATTGTGTTGGTTATTCCGTTTAATCTAGTTTGATTGCTGATATCTACAATGTCTGGATACCAAAAATTAACTTTTGTTTCGTCTGTAAAATACATCTGATTCCAACGTCGAGGTGTAGAATCCCCTGTGTCTTCTCCTAGAGACCAAACTAAATCTTGTCCAGGAACGATGCTTTGTGTAAAATCCGGTGCCACTGTAATAGTATCAACAATACTGTCGCCTATGATTAAGTTTCCTCCTAGAATAATATTCTGAGGAGTAGTTATATTTCCCGATACATTTAAATTTCCGCTTACGGTTGTGTCCGCAAAAATTTGTACTGTGCCGGTTCCGTTTGGATCTATTACTATATTTGAATTAGCAGACGAAAAAATAGAATTACCATCAAATATTAAATTACTTGTTGACAACCTATCATGAAAAATTGTTGAATTTGAAGAGTTTGTTCGTAAATTTATCGGTCCGGTTGAAGTAGAAAATGTAGAAGCACTATTAATTATAATGTTTCCTACATTTGCGGTATTATCTACCAGTATATCTGTCGTATGTAAATCACTGTTTATGTCAAGATCGTATACCGAAGATGGATTTTTATTAATACCTATGCTATCATCGTTAGCATCTATATACAGTAGGGTAGTTTCAAAGGCTAGATCTACACCGTTTCTCAACAGGTTAGCTTCTAGTAAAGGACCTGTTATTCTACCTAACTGCGGCATGATCAGTTTCCGAAGTTATAAAGAACTGTCACATATTTGTTTAACGGAACAGTTCCTAATGGACTAGCACCAAAATCTAAATAATATCCGGTAGGATAACTGCCGGCGCCACCATAGAACGATGCTGAAGGTACTCC